TAGTTTCTACCCATACATCTTCTAATCAAAATACTTCTTACGATGATATTATAAAAAAAATTGAAAATATAGACTTAAATAATACAACTTGTAAAGAAGCTTTTGACATACTATATAATATACAGCAAAATTTAAAAAATATACAATAAAATGTAAAAATAAAAAAAATCGCAAAAAATCGAGCCACGAGGTTTCGATTTAAGCGATTTTTATTTTTAATTAGATAAGTTATATACCTTTAATATTTTAATACTTGTCCCGGATATATTGTATATGGTGATTTTATTCCATTTTTATCTGCAATAGTCTTCCAGTTGATTCCTAGCTTTGCCCCAATTCCTGATAATGTATCACCTGATTTTACAGTATAGCTTTTTGATGATGAACTTGAACCACATTTACTATTAACTATTGCTTGAATTGTATTGTAGTCATAACCTGCTGCCGTTAATTTTTCTTTTCTTGTTTGTCCAACATCCCATTTTCCTGTAATAACTTCATTTGCAATTTCTTCATTAGATTTTTTAGATGATGCACCTAAAATCTCATTAACTCTATTTTGGACAGCATTATAATCATAACCTGCTGAAGTTAATCTTTGTTTTCTATCGTTTCCATTTCCCCATTGTTGATTAATAACTTCTTGAGCTAAATCATCAATAGATTTTGTTGGTGTTGGAGATGTTGTATTTGAACTTTCTGTATTTATCATTGATGGATAATCTTTGAAAGATTCATTCATATCAACATTTCCTGATATTCCATTAACTTTTCCTGATGATGTATATTGCCATAATCCATAAGTATTATGATCAAATTTTGATGAAGCAGATGTTGACCACCATGCCATCCATTTATCAAATCTATTTAACTTTGAAGAATTTAATTTTGAATCAAACCATGATTTTGAAGCATATATTGCTGCATAATATCCTGCCTCATTAAACATTCTTTTTCACAAATTGAAACTAATGTATCATTTGAAGGCATACCATATTTTGCTTTATAACCATCTGCATCTTCCATATCAATTATAACTGGAAATTTTATTTTATTTTTATATGGTGCTAGTGCTTTTATTACTAAATTTGCTTCGTTAATAGCATTGTCTATATTTAACGCATAAGAATACGTATAAACACCAAATGGAATTCCTACTCTTATACATTCCTCAATATTTCTTATTGCTTTTGAATCTACTGCACTTTGACCATAACTAATTCTAATTATAGCAAATTCAATTCCTGATGCTTTTACTGCATCCCAATTAATATTACCCTGATGGGCTGATACATCTATACCTCTCATTACTCTTCACCTCCAAATTCATTCTCATTCCTTTGGATTTCTCCATTTCCTAAAACTTCGTTTTCTTCCATGAAAATTCCTCCTTATAAAAAACTATACTGGAAGAATTTTTATTTTTCTTCCAGTATTTTAAAATTGCAAGAATAACTCTCTTGTATTAAATTATTGATTTTTAGCATCATATAATACAGTAGCAGTACCAATTCCACCCAATGCAGTAACCACTGCTTGTATTATACTATTTGCATCTAATCCCTCAATATGAATTACACAACCTATTACTGTTGCTATAATTCCTATCAAAATATTTTGTATTGGAATGGGTAATGTTTCGTTCCATCCAAAATGCTTTGATATTTTGCCTAAAACATAAGTAAATAACGTTGTTATAACATATACTAATAATTGAACAGTCATTGTTTTTTCCTCCTTTCTTTTTTCTAGTGATTGCTATGTTCTAATCTAGTAATTATCTCATCTATTCTTTTGTGTGCTTGTTTACAACTTTCTTCCACTCTCGTAGTTCTATCTCTATTTTCTTTTACATCATCTTTAATTGATGTTATTTCTTTCTTTATATCATCTATGCCATTTGATATAGATTTCAATTCAGTTAGAACTGTAGCCATTTGTGTTGCATCTTCTTTTACATCTTCTGTAGTATCTTTTTTACCATTTCTTAATATATTATAAATTATTGTTATTACTGCTATTGCTACAGAAACTATACTAATAAGTGTAGATATTTCAATAACCATAACTTTTCCTCGCTTTCATTTGATAAAAAAATAAACACCTAATAGGTGTTTATTTATAATCTTCTCCTGTTATTTCCTTATATTCTTCTTTTGTTATCCATTTTCCAACTGCATTATATACTCTTGCTTCATTCCAAATTCTATTATCATAATATTTTTTTACCTTTTCAAAATTTTTGCTATGTTCATTCATTGACTACACCTCCTCAAGATCAACATCAGTCATCATTGCTAGATATTCTATATCTGCTTTTGTTTTTATTTTATCAATTTCATCAGCAGATAATTGTCTTAATACAAAATAATATCCATCTTCATAATGAACAATTTGCACTAATTCAACATGTTCAAGCTCTACAGATATTTTATCGGTTTCATTTTCAATTATAACTTTTGACAATTTTCCTTTAAAATCGTCTTCAGTTATTTTTGTTTTTGAAATATAATTATTTCCACTTAATTTTAAGTCTTTAAGTTGTGTTCCATCAGATAACGTAATTTTCCATGATTTTTCCATTTCGGTACCTCCTTAAATAAATCATAATATAATTGCGACATATTACTTATTTGTTGCATTGACATTTTTTTATAATTTCCTGCCATCCAACTTTTAAAACTATTTTCTATATCATTGCTTTTCATTTTTCCTTTATCCAATAGTCTTTTATATGCTTTTAGTTTTCTTCTTTCTCGAGTTACTGTTTTTGTACTTATCTTTTTTATTATTCTTCCTGTTGGTGTTAGTGAATAATTTATTTGTAATACTTTAAATTGTTGAGATAATTTTACTATTCTTGTTTTCCTATCATTAACTATTAATCCTAGTTTACTTGATATAATTTTTATTTCTTTTAGTAATTGCTTTAAAAATTCTTTATCTTGATGAATGATATAACTATCATCCGTATATCTTCCATAATATTTGCATCCT